ATGGCTTTCAACCAAACAAAGGCATACCGGGAATTGAAAAAGGATCTTGAAGCAACGCTGGTTGCTCGTGGCTTGACCAATTCCGTGTACAAGGACATGGTGCGCCGGTATCTCAGCTTTCGGGAGATGGAGTATCTTGCCGATCTGGACATTCAGGAGAAGGGCTTGAACATCTGGGATAGTAAACGGCAGAGTTGGCAACCAAATCCTTGCATCGCCACCAAGGTAAATGCCAGCCGTCAGGCTGCTGCCATCTACCGTGCTCTGGGTTTTGAGGATGAAGCTAAGAAGTCCAGGACGGCCGGCGGCATGGGAGATGATGACGATGCCTTGTGACATCGATCCCCGCATCCTGGAATACATCGAACTGGTCGAGTCCGGTACGCCTCGGGCCTGCAAAGATCAGATCGCCCTGGCTGCGCTTGTCCGCAAGAGCTTTGCGGAAGATGATATTTACACCGACACCGAGCAGTTCGACAGGTACCTGAGTTTGGTGAAGTACTTCCCTTATGAGCGACTGCTTCCCTGGGAAGTGTTCCTGGTCGGCCTGTGGGATTGTACCTACTGGCGAGAGACGAATCTCCCACGCTGGAAAGAAGTCTTTGGCATGGTCGGCCGTGGTGCCGGCAAGGACGGCTTTATCGCTTACGACGGTGCCTGCTCCATATCTCCGTATAACCCCATCCCGCGCTACAATGTGGACATCTGCGCCAACAACGAGGAACAGGCTACCCGGCCGGTGGCGGATCTGGTAGATGTTTTGGAAACACCCAAGTGGGAGTCCAAATTAAGCAAGCATTATTACCACACCAAGGAAATGGTGAAAGGCTTGCGGAACAGGGGCATTATGCTGGGGCACACTAATAACCCCAAAGGCCGTGACGGCCTGCGCTCCGGCAAGATCATCTTCATCGAGGTACACCAGTACGAAAACTACGACAACATAACCGTTTTCAAGACCGGGCAAGGAAAGGTCGGTCATCCAAGAATCGGCTATTTCACCTCCAACGGCGAGGTGTCCGATGGCCCCCTGGATGACTTCCTGGAGCGCGGCCGCCGCATCCTGCATGAGGGGCAGCCAGACAACGGTTTTCTCCCGTTCATCTGCTGCCTGGATAGCGTGGATGAAGTGCATGACGAAGAGAACTGGCCCAAGGCCAATCCCTCACTGCCTTACTTTCCTGCGCTGCTCGATGAAATTCGGGGTGAATACATCGATTGGCTGGAGTACCCGGAGCAAAACGGCAGCTTTATCACCAAGCGTTTTGGCATCCGTTCCGGGCAAAAAGAAATTTCGGTCACTTCCTACGAGAAGATCAAGGCAACAAATAAACCCATGGTGGATCTGACCGGCTGGGCCTGCACCGTTGGCCTTGACTATGCGGAGCTGTCCGACTGGGCCTCCGTGAATCTCCATTTCCGGCGCGGCTCGTTGCGTTATGACATCAATCACACCTGGATATGCAAAAACTCCAAGACGCTCCACAGGGTGCGGGCACCCTGGCAAGACTGGGTGAAAGCGGGGCATTGCACCCTGGTGGATGATGTAAGCATCCATCCTAAGCTGCTGGCAGATTACATCAAAGCTGCCGGGCAGAAGTACCGCATCAAGCAGCTTGCCATGGACCAATTCCGTTGGACTCTGGTATCCGAAGCCCTGCGAGCCATCGGCTTTGATGCCAAGGATAAGACCAAGGTCAAGCTGATCCGCCCCTCGGACATCATGCAGGTGGATCCCGTGATCCAGGAATGCTTTGACCGGGAGCAATATCACTGGGACAATAACCCCTGCCTGCGCTGGGCAGTAAATAACACAAAGCGTGTCCGCAGCTCTAAAAGCAAGGGCGCTGACACCGGCAATTTCTTTTATGCAAAAATCGAAGCCAAGAGCCGCAAGACTGACCCATTTATGGCGCATGTCGCCAGTATGGTGATCGAGTCTGTACTCGGGACCGGTGAGCCGGTGAAGCTCCCTCCCGTGGCGGCAGTTGGCTTTTAACTTTTGGAGGTGGAGTGCATGGCACTTTCGTTTTTGAGATTCCTTACGGGCCGTCCCTCCGGGGCGAGTAGAGAGGTCACCGTTGAGGAGCTGCAGGAGGCCGCAGCGGAGTTGAATATCCGCATTCTGGCTTTCAATGTCTGCGCCAATATGATCGCAAATGCCATTGGTAAATGCGAATTTAAGACATTGGTAAAGGGACAGCTCCAGAAGGGTGCGGAGTACTACATGCTCAATGTTGAGCCGAATATCAACCAGAACAGCACTATGTTTTGGCATGAGTATGTCTGCAAGCTCCTGCGGGACAACGAGGTGCTTGCGATTGCCACAAAGCACCGGGATGGCCACGAAATGCTTGTGGTGGCGGATAGCTGGGATAAACCGGCTAAATACCCCGCTAGGATGAACGAATACCGGAATGTCCGTGTCGGTGAGGTCACCTACAATAAGGCCTTCCGGGAATGTGATGTTATCCACAACAAGCTGCATGACGGCAATATCAAGGCGGTAATCGATGCGATGTACGGCACCTACAGCCGTCTGATCACGGCCGCGCAAAAGAGCTACACCAGGAGCAAAGGTGTGCGCCTGAAGGTGAAGGTAGCCCAGTCTCCCTCCGGTGAGGATGATTATGCAGCGACCTTCAAAAAGCTCATGGACGATCAGGTGAAGCCCTGGATTAATTCTAACAGCGGCGTACTTCCGGAGTTTGACGGCTACGAATACTCTGACATGAACCGTGGGCGCGCAGCTGAGACCACCCGGGACATCCGGGCTTTGGTGGACGATATTTTTACATTTACTGCCCTGGGCTTCGGTATTCCTCCGGTTCTGGTCACCGGTGGTGTGGCGGATGCCCAGGATGCCATGACCCGCTGGCTGACCACCTGCATTGATCCGCTGTGTGATCAGATCCAGGAGGAGTTCAACCGAAAGCGTTACGGCTTTGAAAGCTGGAAGGACGGTACTTACATGCAAATCGACACCTCTACCATCATTCATTTCGACATGTTCCACAATGCGGCGAACATCGAAAAGCTGATCGGTTCGGGTGCTTTCTCTATCAACGATGTGCTGGTAGCCGCTGGGCTGCCTGAGATAGATGCGGACTGGGCCAGAAAGCACTGGCTGACCCGCAATATTGGCACCATATCGGCGGCTGCCTGCGCAGCTGAGAACGGCGGGAAAGGAGGAGAAGCAGAATGAAACATATGTGGGAGCTTAAGCAGTCCGTGGAGGGTGTGCTTGAGCTGTACATTTACGGCTATGTGCAGGGCGATGAGCGCAACTGGTACGGTGATGTGATTAAGTCCGAGACCTCCGCAAACCATTTCCGCAAAGAGCTGGAAGCACATAAGGACATCAGCGAGATCCGCATCTACATCAACAGTGGCGGCGGCAGCGTGTTTGAGGGCACGGCCATTTACAACCAGCTGAAGCGGCACCCGGCAAAGAAGGTGGTCCATGTGGACGGCTTTGCCTGTTCCATTGCATCGGTCATCGCCATGGCGGGCGATGAGGTCGTCATGCCGCGCAATGCGCTGATGATGATCCACAACATGACTCTGGGCGTTTACGGCAACGCCGCAGAGCTGCGCAAGTCTGCCGATGATCTGGACACCATCAACGAGGCTGGCCGTCAGGCTTACCTCAGCCGCGCCGGCGACAAGCTCACCGAGGACAAGCTCGTGGAAATGATGGACGCCGAGACTTGGCTGACTGCCGAGCAGTGCATCGCCTATGGCTTTGCTGACCGCTACGCGGATGCCGATGCGGATATGTCCAAGGCCAGTGAAGTGCTGCAGCATGCCAACATCAGTCTGGAGCAGCGCATCCAGATACAGAAGAGCCTGGCGGCTCAGCTGCGGGAAATGGTCGCGCCCGCAGTCCCTCAACCGAAAACCCCGACCGAAAATATCATCATCAAAATGTTCAGTTGAAAGGAGAACAAAATATGAAATCCAATGACATCACCCAGCAGCGGGAGCAGTCCCGCATTGCTATGCAGGCTGCCATTAAGGCAGGCGACACCGAGGGCTTTTACAAGGCCTTCGATTCCATGATGGAGGTCATCGGCGAACAGACCTTCCAGCAGTATGAGCAGCAGATCAACGACCTGCGCCAGGAGATGGATAGCCGGATCCTGACCGCCCGTGGCGTGCGCCTGCTGACCACCGAGGAGCGCACCTACTGTGAAAAGCTGATCCAGGCATTCGGCGCGGCAGATCCCAAACAGGCACTGGCCAATCTGGATGTGGTCATGCCCAAGACCACCATCGACAGTGTTTTCGAGGATCTGAAGAAGAATCATCCTCTGCTGTCCCATATCAACTTCATTCCCTCCGGCGGTGCGGTGAAGCTGTTCATCAACACCAACGGCTATCAGCAGGCCGCCTGGGGTCAGCTGACCGATAAGATCGTGCAGGAGTTGACCTCTGGCTTTAAGGAGGTCTCCACCACGCTGTTTAAGCTCTCTGCCTTCCTGCCTGTTGGTAAGGCAATGCTGGAGCTGGGTCCTGAGTGGCTGGATAAGTACATCCGTGAGGTCCTGTACGAAGCCCTGGCAAACGGCCTGGAGGTCGGTATTGTCGACGGTGACGGCAAGGATAAGCCTATTGGCACGACCCGTCAGGTTGGCGAGGGCGTTATCGTTACCGGAGGCGTCTACCCCAAGAAAAATGTGGTGGCGCTGACCGAGATTACCCCCGACTCCATCGGTGGTCTGCTCTCCCTTCTGGCTGTGGATGCCAACGGCAACAGCCGACCGGTGACTGATGTGCTGTTCATCGTCAACCACCAGGACTACTTCCAGAAGGTCATGCCTGCCACCACCCTGATGGCGCCGGATGGCTCCTACCGTAACGATGTGATGCCCTATCCCATGACCATCATTCCCTCCGGTGCTCTGGCCCGCGGCGAGGCAGTTATCGGCATCGGTAAGCGCTACGCTGCCCTTGCCGGCACCGACAAGAACGGTAAGATCGACTTCTCCGATCACTACCACTTCCTGGAGGATGAGCGCATGTACCTGATCAAGCTGTACGCCAACGGCATGCCCATGGACGACAACGCCTTCATCCGGCTGGATATCACCGGCTTGCAGCCTGCCACCTACAAGGTGACGCAGGTGGCCTCCACGGATACTGTGGCGGTTTCTGAGGTTGCCACTCTGGCATCCCTGAAGATCGGCGCTTTGACTCTGTCTCCCGTCTTTGACAGTGCGACCAAGGCCTACGCTGCCGAGACCACCAACGGTTCCAACACCATTACCGCGATCCCCTCTGATGCCGGCGCTGATCTGGCCATCGATGTGGACGGTGTGGGTGTTTCCAACGGTACCGCTATCGAGTGGAAGGCCGGTGCGAACAAGGTGACCATCAAGGTGACGGCCGCAGACGGTGAGACCACCGATACCTACACCGTCACCGTTACCAAGTCCTGATGCCGGCGGCAGAAATCCCTGCCGAGCTGCTTGAGGATGTAAAGAACTATCTGGATATTACCTGGGCGGATGAAGCAACGGACCGAAAAACCCGGAACTTCATCCGCTCCGGTATGGCATACCTGAACGACAAGCTGGGGGAGGCCGCCGATTACGCATCGGACGGCACTCCCCGCACCTTGCTTTTTGAGTATGCGCGGTATGCCCGGGATGGTGCTCTGGATGTGTTTGAAAATAACTACATGAGCCTGATCCTCGCGATGCAGAACGGTAGGAAGGTGAAGCAGTATGCGGCAAAGGAAAATGCCCTTTCGGGCGAATAACGATATTTCGCAGCAGTACAACGACGGCTTGGTGCAGATTTATGCTGTGACGAATGCAGCAGCACCCGGCAGGCAACCGGTGAAGAAGCTCTCCCACAAGTACTCTCTGCGCTACGAAGAGCGCGCTCTCGGCATTACACGCCTGTATGTGAGCCGCCAGAACCATGCGGAGATCGTGAAGGTGATCCGGATCCCCCGGGTGGCGGTCACTTCGCAGGATGTGGCGATCACCCACGACGGTAAACAGTACCGCATCGACACGGTTCAGGTTGCTAAGGATGTGTTTCCGCCTTCCTTGGATCTGTCGCTTAAGAACATCGAACAGAATCTGGAGGTGATGCCCTAATGCCCTGGTATGAAAGAATTATCGCAGCGCATACGGCGGTCACCGATCAGGTGAGCCATGGCAGCCGGCTGAAATCCAGCCGGTATTTCGTCTGGCAGGAGGATGGCGCGGCCGACATGGTCGCTGGTAACCGTCATGTGGAGACCGGCGTCACCGGCACGACAGATCTGTTTACCAAGAAGGAGTTTGACCCTTGGAAGGATGCCTTTGAGCAGTCGCTGAACAACACGCCGGGTGTTGCCTGGCGCTTGAACAGCGTGCAGTTCGAGCCGGATACAGGCTTTTGGCATTATGAGTGGGTCTGGGAAATCTAGCCATGGCGAAGATCTCTTTTAAGAGTTCGGAGAGGTTCTTCTCCCAGCTCCAGGAGCTGGAGCGCACCTTTGCTAAGGATGAGACGCTGGAAAAGGCGGTTCATGCCGGCGCCGCCGTTGTGGCGGATAAAATCCGCGACAATCTGGAAGCTCTCCCGGAAGAGCCGTTTAGGCATCTTCAGCCCGGCGAGGTGTTCCACGGGATTCCGAAAGGTCAGAAAAAAGACCTGGTAGACAGCTTTGGCCTGACGCCTATAGATAGAGACCGCACCGGCTTTGTTCACACAAAAGCCGGTTTCGACGGTTATGGCAGTTACCCCACGGAAACACACCCGCAGGGCGTTCCTAATCAGCTTGTTGCAGCGGCCACGGAAAGCGGCTCCTCTGTACGCGCTAAGATGCCGTTTGTCCGGCCGGCTGTAAACGCCACACGCAAGAAAGCCATCGAGGCTATGGAAAAGGTCATCGATGCAGAAATTCAAGATGTTTTTGAAGGAGAATAATCATGGATCATACAGAAGCAGGAAAAGTAATTATCGGTTTCTCCTCCCCTATTGTTGGCCTGTACAACAATGCTGGTGGAGCAATCACCTACACCAAGGGCAGGCGGTTGGCTCGCGGTGTTGACGTCAAGCTGAATGTCAACGCGGCAGATGACAACATCTTCTACGCGGACAATAAGTCCGCTGAATCCGAGAGCGGTACCTTCTCCGACGGCACCGTGGACCTGACCGCGGACACCCCCCACGACGATGCGGAACGCATGATCTACGGCCTGCCCGAGCCGGAGCCGTTCACCTATGGCGAAAGCAAGACCGTCAATGTCATCAAGTATGGTGACAATGCCAAGCCGCCCTATGTGGGCATCGGCTATGTGATCGAGTTCCAGTCCGGCGGCAAGATCACCTACCAGCCCATGGTGCTGCCCAAGGCGAAGTTTGTCGTGCATGGCACGGAAGCCAAGACCCGGGAGAACCAGAAGGACTGGCAGACCCAGACCCTTACCGCTAACATCCACCGGGATGACAGTGCTAACCGCGACTGGAAGTATCTGTTCGAGGAGCAGACCACTGAGGCAGAGGCTATCGCGATCCTGGAAGCTATGCTGGGCGTTGGCAAGGAGGCCTGATCATGGTCACGGTAGAGATCAGGGGGAAGGAGTTCCCCCTCTGCCTGACTGTGGCAGCCGTGGATAAGGTCAATGAGAAGTGCGGCAGCATCAGCAATATCGGCGCATTCCTCGACGGAAAGGACGCCGGCGAGAAATTCGAGCTGGGCCGGGCCATGTACAATACGGCGTGGCTCCTGGGCCTGCTGATCCAGGAGGGCGAAGAGAATCGCCTGATCAACGCCCGCTTTGACGGAGAAAAGACCGAGCGCAGAGAAGTGCCGGATGCAGATGCCCTGTGCCACCTGCTGACAGTAGGCACCACACGGAAATACCGGGATGCCGTTATTACGGCGGTCAATGAATCCCTGGCACAGGATATTGAGGCATCGTACTCAAAAAACGCAAAAAACGCAGAGCAGGCGTAAAAGTCTGCTCTGCGTGGTTTTTGTATTGGGGGCGGCTGCTGGGCATGCAAAAGGGCGAGATTCTTCATACCCGCATCGGTGAGATGCTGGAAATGATAGACTGTCACGCCATCGCCAGCGGTGCGGAGCCGAAAGCCGGCAGCACCCCCAAGAGTTTTATGGAAGCACTGAATTTGAGGTGACCCTATGTCTTATAATATCGGGCCGAAGATCGGCATTGACGGCGAAGCGCAGTTTCGCAAGGACATCAAAAAAATAAACGATACCTACAAAGCTCTGGAAGCAGAGACCCGGGCGGTTACCGCCGCCTTTGATGCCCAGGGCGATGAGCAAGGTAAGCTGCGGGCCACCTCCAAGCAGCTGGAGAAGCAGATTGCCGAGCAGCAGAAAAAGCAGGCCCTGCTGGAGGATGCTGTTAAAAAGGCAACGGCCAAATTCGGCGAAGAATCCATTGAAGCCACCCGGCTGCGGGGCGCGCTGTTTGATACCCAGGCAACGGTTGCCAAGCTGGAAGGTGAGCTGAAGGACACCAAAACCCGTCTGGACAGTGCCGGTGATGCAATGGAGGAGTTTGCTGATGAATCCAAGGATGCCGGCAAGGCTGCCCTGGACTTTGGCGATATCCTCTCTGCCAATGTGATCTCCGATGTGATTATGGACGGCCTGCGGGAGTTGGGCGGCTTGGTCAAGGACTTTGCGGTAGATTCCATTGAAGCTGCCGCCGAGGTCAAGGCAGCCAATTCCCAGCTGGAGCAGACCTTCGGGGATATGCAGGCCTCAGCCGAGGATGCGCTGGAGGGCATCTCCAACGACACGAACATCGCCACCACCCGCATGCAGGGCAGCTTTACCAAGATATACGCCTTTGCCAAGACCTCGGGGTCTGGCTCGGCAGAAGCCTTGACTGTCGCATCCCGCGCCATGGTGGCGGCTGCGGATAACGCAGCCTACTACGATAAGTCCATCGAGGAAGCCACGGAGCAGATCCAGGCATTCATCAAGGGTAACTATGCTAACGATGCTGCTCTGGGCATTGCCGCTACGGAGACCTCCCGGAACACCAAGGCCAACGAGCTCTATGCCAAGAGCTTCCAGGAGCTGTCCGAATCTCAGAAGGTAGATGTGCTCCTGGCTATGGTGGAAGCCGGCAACGCTGCTTCCGGTGCCCTGGGACAGGCAGCCCGGGAGTCTGATTCCTGGGAGAATATCACCGGCGAGCTAGCGGAGGCCATGCGCCAGCTTCAGGCAGAAGCCGGCAAGCCTGCCCTGAAGAAGCTGACCCCTATTATCCAGAAGATCACCGATGAAGCCTATGAGCTGATCGAGGATACCGACTGGGATAAATTCGGTGAGACCGTGGAGGACATCGCCGATGGCGTGATCGAGTATGGCCCTGGCATTGTAAAGGCGATCGCTGCCATTACTGCCGGCATTGTGGCTATGAAGATCACCCAGAAGGTTACGGAGTTCGCCTCTTTGGCAAGCGGTATCCTCGGTATTGGTACGGCAGCTACCACCGCAGGCAATGCGGTGGCGGCCAGTGGTACGATTGCCATGGCAAGCCCCTGGGGTCTTGTAGCCGGCGTGATCGCTGGTGCCGTGACTCTGATTACCCTGGCAGCGACCAGCGCTCAGGATGCGGGCGACAGCCTTTCCAAATCCGTCGAGAAGCTGGAAGAAACGGTTGCTGAATCCGAGGCCCGCTTTGCGGAGACGAAAAGCGAGGTCGACGGCGCAGCTTATGCCGCCCAGTACTATGTAGGGCGCCTGGAGGAGCTGGAAGCGGCAGGCCTGGATACCGCGGAATCCCAACGGGAATATGCCTTGGTAGTGGAACAGCTGAACGAGCTGATCCCGGACCTGAACCTGACCATCGATGAGCAGACCGGCCTTGTCACTGAAGATACTGCCGCTATCCGCGCCAACATCGATGCTTGGAAGGAGAATGCCACGGCAAAAGCCCTCCAGGATAAATTCTCGGATGTGCTTGAGGCCCAGGGCAAGGCCCAGGCTGAGCTTGTGACCTACCAGGCCAAGCTTAACCTGCTTGTGGATGAGGCGGAAGAGCTGGAAAAACGCCACGGGGATGCAGTCGCGGCCAGTGAAGCTGCAATCGTTGAGTTGCGTGCCGCCGAGGAGGCGTATTATGCATCTCTCGGCCAAGGCAAGGATGTCGAAGATGCAGCAAGGAAACGGATGGACGAAGCAACAGCCAGCGCCCTAGACGCGGACATGGCGGTTAGGGGTTTGGAGCATGAACTGGAGCTAAATAGAATCACGCAGGGTGAACTTAACGAGTCCATATCCTCTGCCACTACAGTCATGGAATCCTATGACGATGAAATTCAGGAAGCAGAAGACGCCATCCGCTTGTTTGAGAAATCCACCGGGACTGCTACTGATGCCCAGGATGAACACCAGCTTGCCACAGAAAAGACGCAGAAGGCAATTGCTGAACTGGAGCAGGCCTATGCGGACGCAAAGGATGAGGCCCTGGAATCCATCAACTCCCAGATCGGTCTGTTCGAGGAGCTCTCCATGGAGAGCGACTATTCCGCTGAGAAGATCATTGAAAACTGGCGCAAGCAGCAGGAGGCCTTTACTAACTACAATGCGAACTTGCAGAAGGCTGTGGATATGGGCCTGGATAAAGCTCTGGTTGAGCAGCTGTCCGATGGTTCTCAGGAGTCTATGCAGATTCTGGATGCCTTGGTAAATGGCACTGCGACCAGCGTCGATGAAATCAATGCTGCATTTCGTGGTGTGTCCGAAAGCAAAGAAACCCTTGCCGGCACATGGGCCGGAATGCGAACGGATTTCAACAACGAAATGGCTAAGCTGGAGGAAGATGCTAAGAAGTCAGGCGCTAATACGGCGGACGGCATCATTAGCGGCCTCAGTAGTAAGCGGCCAGCTGTTCGTAATGCAGCTGTGGGAATTGCAAATGAAGCGCTTCACGCTTACAATAATACCCTTTGGATCCGTTCCCCGTCACGAAAGTTTGAACAGAGCGGTGAGTATACCGTGGACGGTGCGATCGTTGGTGCGAAGAACAGAATCGCTGACTTCAAGAAGGTCATGGGAGATGTTGCTCTGGCCGGTCAGGACGCTTTCCTTGCGAAACAGCTTGACCGCGTGGAGGCTTATCCCAGTGTGGTCCAGACGCCTGCTTCCTATTCCCGCAGCGTAGCCCATAACTATGGCGGTCAGGTCTTCCAGATCTATCAGCAGCCCGGTGAGTCTGCCAATGACCTTGCAGAACGGATCATGGACATCATACAGACCAAAGTGGAAGCCAGGGAGGAGGTATTCTGATGCATGACGGTTTTACTTTTGGCGTCAAGTCGACCTGGGACTACTCCATCCATGTAGAGCGATATCCCCGCCAAGCTATCCCGGCCCGTAAGATGAAAACCTTTTCGGTGGCGGGGCGTAACGGAGACCTGCATGTTATGGAAGACGCCTGGGAGAACTATACCCAGTCCTATGACATCTATTTTCATGGCGATCTGCCGATGCCGGAGCAGGCCCACGCTGTCAAGGCGTGGCTCATGGGCACCGCAGGGTATCAGAAGCTGGTGGATATGTACGACCCCGGCCATTACCGCATGGCCGTGTTCAAAGGCCCTATGGACATCGACAACATCCTGAACAAGTACGGGCGGTGTACGGTCAATTTCGACTGCGCGCCGCAGTCTTATCTGACTGTTGGAGATAATCCCGTGATGTTCTCAGCCGCTGGAACGCTCCACAATCCAACTTCGTTCAAATCCTGCCCCATCATCACCGTCCGCGGCACCGCCGCCGGCTCGGTCACGGTGGGCTCCAAAACGGTGGAGATCAAATCTATCACGGATCCCATCATCCTGGATTGTGAGCTGATGCAGGCTTACTCTCAGCCCGGCGAGGGTGCGCCGGTCAACCAGAACGCGAATATATATGCGCCGGAGTTCCCGACACTGGGACCCGGCGCAAATCCTGTCGCCTTCACCGGCGGCATTACCAATGTAGAAATCATTCCGAGGTGGTGGACACTATGAAACCTATTCTTTATGGCCCCAACGAAACAGCATTTGACACCAACGGCATTGGTGTGCTGACCGATGCCGTCGAATGCCGGGTTGTGGCGGAGCTGAACGGCCAGTATGAGCTGACGCTCCGCTATCCCATTACAGGCGTCCATTATAAGGACCTCGTCCGCCGGGCGATCATCCTTGCCAAGCCGGACCCTGTATCAGATCCCCAGCCGTTCCGAATCTATCGCCGGGGCCCCTCCAGTCAAGGCACGATTACCGTCTATGCCAGGCACATAGCCTATGACCTGAAGGGAATCGTTGTATCACCCTTCTGTGCGTCCGGTGCGCCGGCTGCACTGCAATCTCTGAATGCGAATGCCGTGAATGACTGCCCCTTTACTTTCTGGACTGACAAAACCACTGGCGCGACCATGACCGTAGCAGTCCCATCTGCTGTGTGGAGGCTTCTGGGCGGCTCTGCCGGCTCTGTGCTGGATGTTTTCGGCGGCGAGTACGAATTTGACCGCTTCACCGTTAAGCTCTGGAATCGCCGCGGTGCAGATCGTGGTGTATCTATCCGCTACGGCAAGAACCTGACTTCCCTGGAACAGGACGAAAATATCTCCAACACCTACACCGGAGTGTACCCCTATTGGCAGGATACCGAGGGGAACCTGGTGCAGCTGACGGAGAAGATCGTGAATGTTCCAGGCACTTTCGATCATGTGCGGATCATGCCTCTGGATCTATCCACCGAGTGGCAGGAAGCCCCCTCTGAAGCCCAGCTCCGTGACCGCGCGGCAAAGTACATCGCCGATAACGACATCGGCACACCGCCGGTCTCCTGGACTGTCAAGCATGTGGACCTTGCGCAGACTGAGGAATATAAGGGCAAGGCAATCCTGGAGCAGCTGCTCATGGGCGATACCGTAGCGGTAGAATTTGCCGATATGGATGTTTCAGCTTCCTCCCGAGTAGTGGCAACGGACTTTGATGTCCTTGCGGAGATCTTCAACAGTGCCACCCTGGGCAGCGTCAAGGCCAATATTGCCGATACCATCGTCCAGCAGGGGCAGCAGATCCAGAGCAAACCGTCTCAGTCTGCTGTCCAGAGCGCGATCCTGCAACTGACGGCGGCCATTATAGGTGCCAAAGGCGGATCAACACGGCTGCTGGATACCAATGGTGACGGTCTGCCGGATGAGTTGTACATCGCAGATAATCCCAATCCTGCCCAGGCTGTAAAGGTCTGGCGGTTTAACTATGAGGGTTGGGCGGCATCAAAGACCGGCTACAACGGTCCGTTTGTTCTGGGCGCCAGCCTTGATGGTGGCATTCTGGCAGACTTCATCACAGCGGGCACGCTCTACGGCATGTTGATTAAGGCAGGTGCCATTGAATCGGCAGATGGAAAAATCAAGATAGATCTCTCTGACGGTACTGCACCGATATTTAACACCGGGATCTCTACCAACGGTATTACTGTTCGCGCTGATGAGGCTGAGCAACCTGATCTGTTTGTTATTGAAGTCCGGGACCATACTTTCCAAAATGGAACTGTAGGAAAGACAGCTGTGATAAGACTGCGGAGCGCAGCCGGACACGGGTTATGGAGCATCAGCGAGACCTGGGATGCCAGAACTCTTGAGCCTGTTGGTGTTACCACCAGAGCAGCCAACAAGGACAAATCCCGGGGTTATGACCTCTATGCATATGGGAACCAGGTTGGTTTCGCTCTTCAAACAGGCGATGTTGGTTCAAGTTCAGAAGCAGTTACAAAAGGTAGATTCTATTTTGGCTCGCAAGAGGTCAGTGTTCTCGAGTGTGATACGGTTAATCCTGGGAAAAAGACTTTGTTTTCTGGAAGCTGTGCGGTTGGCGGATCTTTCTCCGTCGGTACCACCGGCACGTTAGCAAACACGCATCTGTATGATCTGTTCGCTGTGCGTTTGGGTGATGACGGCAACACCTCTCAAACGGTTGTGCTTGCCTATAAGGTTGGTGGTGTCATTCGTGGTGTTGGTGGCTGGGCAGGGACATCAACGGATGCTAAGCAGCTCTATTTCTTCTCCGCATCCTTCAGTGGCGACACCTGGACGGTACAGGATGCTGGCGTCCACACGGTTAACTACAGTGGCGGCATTGGCGCGGGCACTCGGTTGCAGGTGAAGGAAGTTATCGGAATCATCTAGGAGGTGTGTAGATGAAGATCACAACAAAACTGGCCATTGATATGGCAAAGCGGCAGATTTTGGAGAAGGTCGATGCCGTTCAGTGCGATGCCAATACCCGGGCTGTGGCGGTCACCCTCACTGCCGGAGGGCTTCCCTGGATGCCTGGTGACGGTCTGACGGTCTCCGTGGCCTGCAAAAAGCCTGACCGCACATCTGCGTGGTTTGATAAACTTCCGGACGGCACAGCCGCCTGTAGTGTCGCAGGAAATGTGGTTACTGCCATCCTTGCCCCGGAGGTACTCACCGCCGCCGGGCAGGTGCAGGCTGCTATCGTGTTCCAGGATGAAAGCCTGAATCAGCTGGCAACCTTCCCCTTTGTAATCGATGTGGCGGAGAACCCAGCCGCCGGCAGTGTCATTAGTAAAAACTACTATAATCTGCAAACTCTGGCAGAGATCAATGAAGATATTGATTCAATACACGACGTTCTTGCAAAGCATGCCATGTATTTTGATCAACAGGCCGGCGACATCCAGCAAAACATGCGGAAGATCGATGAACTGGTCTATAAGTTTGGTGCGGTGGAAGCAAGTGCCGCGCAGGTTCTCAAAGCCACTGCCATCGTCTGCACTGCGGAGGGGGAGCAGATCGAGGTAAACGATTCTGCGGAGTATCCCTTGCAGAGCCTGACGGTGTACGGCAAGTCCGTGCAGGACGGCACGCCTGCGCCGGATGCGCCGGTGCCGATCGTCAGCGCAGGGGCGGAAAACGGCTGCATCAGCCTGTACATCCCGCAGGCATATAACGGGGCGGCGATCATCCGCAATCCCAGGAATGTGTCCGCTCCCATCGGAGAGATGGTTCGGTTCGATGTGATGGCCGCAGGCCCTGGACTGACCTATCAGTGGCAGTTTAATGACGGTTATGCCTGGTCTAATACGAATGTTACAGGCTACGATACACCCTCGTTGGCGGTACAGGCGTTAGAATACCGCATTGGCTATCAGTACCGCTGTAAGGTTACCGCTGCTGATGGCTCAGAGGCAATATCTGCTGCGGCGGCATTATCTCGTGGTGAGGCTGTAAGCTATGGGGCGTACACATACGGAGAAGCTCCGCAGCTGCGTATCGATACACCGGGTGGTCTGCTGGGCATCCCTGTCTCCGATGGTGGTAACTACACCGATGAAAGTGGGCAGCAGTGGATTTCTGATGTTGTGAGGTCGTCCGGGCAGAAGGAACAGAATGTTGGCTATATCGCATCCTATGCCGGAGAGGACATTCCCGGCCCGTACATCAGTTCCACTGGCGATCTTTCGATTGGCGCAGAGGTGCTGTATGCGCTGGCAGAACCGGTTATAACGGAGATTGCAGATATGTCGCTTCCGAGCGCTTACAAGCCCAACACTACCATTATCAACGATGCCGGGGCGGGCATGAAGGTGGAGTATGTGGCAGACCCCAAGACCTACTACGATAACAAATTTGCCCAGTTGGCGGCAAGCCTTTTGGGCGGCTAGGAGGATAAACCGTGAAAAATACTTTTAATACTTTTAAGGATGTGATTGGCCAGGGTGGGTATAACCTGCCCGGTTTGCTGAAGAACATCGACAAGTACCACATCGAGGGCAAGCTGACCGATGCGGACCGGGAGGAGCTGTACGCCCTTGCCCGGGGCGGTGCCAAGCCGGAGGACAGTGCGGATGTCCTGGCCAAGCTGGCAGAGCATGACAAGGAGATCGCCGAGTTGAAGAAACTCATTGCGACCGGCAGCTTTGGTGTTACTGAGGAAACGGTTGAGGAATATGTTGCCGGCAAGTGGTACTACAACGGCAACAAGTGCATGTTTGAGGGTAAAGTCCATACATGTACTGCTCCGGAGGGCGTGGTGTGTGTCTGGTCTCCCGCTGAGCATCCCGCGTATTGGGAGGTGACGGCATGAGAAATGTAAAACCTGGGCATACACGGCCTATTGTGTGCATTGATGCTGGCCACTACGGACTGTTCAACCGCAGCCCTGTGGTACCGGAATACTACGAATCCACCATGAACTGGGCATTGGCGTTCCTGCTGGACACGCAGCTGGGCCTTTACGGCATCGAAGTGCGGCACACCCGCACCGATCCAGACAAGGATATGGCCCTGACCGCCAGAGGACAAGCATCCCGGGGTGCGGATCTGTTCCTGTCCCTGCACTCCAACGCCGCCGGTGATGCGTCTGTGCGGTATGTGTTGGCCCTCCACATGGTGGACGACAACTGCGGCGAGATGGACGAACAGAGCGCCGAGATAGCCCGGCTGCTTGCGGAAGCCGTAGGTTTTGTTATGGACCGGCCTTGGCAGACCTGGTCCACCAAGTCTGACCACGACCGAGACGGCAACGGCTACGAAGACGATTACTACGGTGTGCTCCGTGGCGCTCACAGTGTGGGCACGCCAGGCGTGATCATCGAACATGGCTTCCATACCCATGCCGATACTGCCAGGTGGCTGCTGGTCATGGAGAACCTGCAGAGGCTGGCAGAGACAGAGGCGGGTGTTATCGCAGAGTATTTCGATGTGGAGATGGCTCAAGATACCCCGACGGGACAGGAAGTTTATTACCGTGTCCGGAAAAGCTGGGAGGATGCTGCCAGCCAGCTCGGTGCATTCTGTCTTTTGGGAAATGCCATTGATTCCTGCCCAAAGGGCTACAATGTTTATGACTGGAACGGCACTGCCGTTTTCGAAAATAAACCGACTAAGGAGGTCTACGAAATGAACATGAGAATCTTGTGCGAGGGCTGTCTGGGCGAGGATGTCAAGGCTCTGCAGATCCTGCTGAAGGGTCGGGGCTACCAGTGCGGTGCATACGGTCCCAATGGTGACGGCGTGGACGGTGACTATGGCAAAGCCACCGGTGATGCCGTGGAGGCATATCAGCGGGCCAAGGGCCTGGCTGTTGACAGAGCAGCAGGCCCTGAGACCATGGGCAGCCTGCTTGGCGTAAGCTAAGGGAGGATAACAGCATGGAAGACAAGCTGGTAACGATCAAGGCTGCCATTGCGGCCGCGTGTACGGCAATCGGGGCGTTCCTCGGCTGGAAAGGCATCATGGCCCTGGTGTGGGTCGTGGGCATGGGCTTGGACTATCTGTCCGGCACTGTCGCCGCCTGCAAGTCAGGCGAATGGAGCAGCGCCACGGCCCGGAACGGCCTATGGCATAAAGGCGGCATGATCCTGGTGGTCATTGTGGCAGCCATTGCCGATGCGGTCATGGTAGTTATTTGTGAGCACATCCCCTTGATGGGCATAACCTGGCCTGGAATCATCCTGCCCCTGGTGCTTGCCTGGTACATTATCACGGAGATGGGCAGCATCTTGGAGAATGCCATCAAGCTGGGCGCAAAGGTGCCCGAGTGGCTGGTGCGGCTCTTGAAGGCGAGCCTGCACGCTGTAGACGCAGCTGGCGAAGAGACCATCTTTGAAGAAGCAGAACCCGAAACTGAACACACAGAATGAATCAACGCCCCGGCTATGGACAAGCTCCATAGCCGGGGCAGTTCTTTGTTTTAGGAGTGTCTTCGAGTCGTTGTGCGTGTGGGTGCAATAGGGGGCTTTCCTGTGGTAAGCCAGGCGAGCCAGCAGTCCCGACAACTTATATGGCAGCACGCGACGGGCTTCTCCTCATAAAAGGGCGGGTGCCCATGCGCTAAGATGTCCGCGATCTCCCCTGCGGTGCTGGATGGATCCTTGAGGATCTCCAGGCCGGTTCTTACCTTATCCATCATTTTGCTCCTTTCTCTTAGTAAGGATCTTTGTCATGATCGGACGCACGACCATATAGACTGCTACGAAAATCACAACATAAAGGGCGTATTTCATTGTATTCCTCCTTGACAATATGCAATAGGTTGGGGTAGAATAGGGGTGCGGAGTTTGGGCTCCGCACCCCTGGGTCTTACCAACCTAGCAATTTAAGTATTGCGGCTGAAATCAGACCCGAGATAGTAGCTGAGAGAATTTCGGTTGCTAAACTTCTCATTCTTTCAGCCAACGCCGTAGGTTGTCGCCTGCGGCGTTTCTTCTTTGGCTTGACTTTCATCATCCGTCCTCCTTTCCGAGGTGGTTTGTACCGCCTCCTTACATTATGTATTATAAACTATTTGGTTTAGTTTGTCAACCCTTTGTTTTAACTTTTTCCTATAATTTTGAAATTTTTTAATTGACAAATACAACTGTTTGGTTTATACTTTCTTTGAAAGGAGATGGTATCAATGACAGCTCGTCAAGTTATCGAGATGGCGCTTGCTTATGCAGGAATGTCCAATTCGGAGTTGGCAAGGAGACTCGGTTGGTCTCCGCAGCTCTTAAATAAGCGCATGAACACGGGGAAATTTACCGTCGAGGAGTGGGAGCGGATCGGGGCCGCTATTGGAGCGGAAGCGAGAATTGCATTCCGTTTTCCAGATGGCAAAGAAATATAG